CACAGTATGTTCAGGTATGTTTGGATCGGTATTTTTTACTCACTGGGAAAGAAGCTATTAAAATTAATTGACTTTAATATACGAAGTGATACTATAAAGGTATGAAATGGATTTGCCCAAAATGTAAATATGAAACCAGAAAGGATCCACGAAAAGGAAAACAGAAAGCTATCTGCCCAAAGTGCAATGCCTCTCGAGGTGGACTTCAAATGTTTGACCAATGCCCTTGTAAAAATTGGTTTCACCCAGACCATTATGGAGTAAAGACTTGTAGTAAAATTTGTAGATACAAGTACCAAAAAAAGGATGGGAAAAAGGGGAAACATTACCCACACCTACAGAGAGCTGAAATTAGAAATTGTAAATCATGTGGAAAAGAATTCCGAGCGATCAATGACCAAAATGGTAAAAAGGGAGGAACGATAATAAGAAAACAAATCTATTGCTCATTGGCATGCTATGCAAAGAAAAACCCACCACAAAAATTTGAATGCATAAAGTGTGGAAAATCATTTATAAAAAGAAAAGACGTATCTGCTTTTAATAGAAAACATGAAGTATACAAATACTGCTCAAGAAAATGTTATACAAGCGATCCAAACAACTGGACAAGAATACAAAGAAACAAAGACATCACTCCAAAAGAATTCAAGTCACCATGGTATAAAGCATTACATCATTTGATTGGAAAAAAACTAGGAAAGTCGAAAAAATGTTGGGGATGTGGATTTGAGTCAGAAAATTCTCGACAATTTCAGTGGGCAAACATAGACCACGAATACACAAATAAAGAGAAAGATTGGATACGTTTATGTGGTCGATGCCATCGATACTATGACAAAGGAGAACAGAGTGTAGAATGGCTAAGAAATGTTTTGAAAAATCAAGGTAATTATTTATTAGAGAGAGGTCGTATTAAAAATAATAAATTAAAAAATATATGAAAACAGCAGAATGCGTATCACCAAAACACCCCGATAAAATGTGCGACCAAATCAGTGACGCCATACTAGATCACCTATTGAAGCAGGACCCGAAAGCAAGAGTCGCTGTTGAAACAATGGGAGGTCACGGGAAAGTAGCAATCATGGGGGAAATCACTGCCCACCTTGGAATAACACCAGAGGAAATAAAAAGTATAGTACACAGAATCACTGGCGAAAACGAGGAGGTATTCATTAACCTCGTAGAACAAAGCCCAGAGATAGCTCAAGGCGTGAACATCGACGGCGCCGGGGACCAAGGAATTATGGTGGGTTATGCCTGCACGGATAACGACGATATGATTCCACACGAACTATACCTAGCCCGAAGCCTTTGCAAATTTATTTATGAAAAACATCCCTATGACGGAAAGACCCAAATCACACTAGACGAGGATCAGAAAATCACATCGATAGTCGCAAGTTTCGGAAAGACAAAAGCAGAGGACCTAAGACACCTAGTAGCAGAATGGCTAGGGGATCACCAATTGAAAACAGACGACTACACAGTTTATTGCAACCCTGCAGGCGACTGGAATCAATGCGGATTCGAAGCAGACACAGGACTCACCGGGAGGAAAATAGCAGTGGACTGCTACGGCCCACAAATCCCGATCGGAGGAGGAGCATTCTCAGGTAAGGACTGCACTAAGGTAGACCGAAGCGGAGCATACATGGCCAGAAAGATAGCGAGAGACACCATGATTCAGTTTCAAGCTAAGGAGTGTACAGTCAAGCTCGCCTACGCAATCGGTATCCCCCACCCCGTGATGGCCACCGCATTCGTCACTAATGGCCAAGGATTGACGTCAGAACACGCAATAACAGGGGAGGGGAGGGGTAAATACCTAGCTCCGGGCGCAATAAGAGACTTCCTCAAGCTAGACCAACCAATCTACGAGGAAACAGCAAAGTGGGGACATTTCGGAAACGGATTCAACTGGGACAAGTAACCGACTCCCCTATTACAAATTAAACGAAAACACCATGGAAAAGAAAACTATACAACAATTAGCAAAGACAATAATCCGGGGGGAAAAGGCAATCATATTCCCCCTAGTAAATCACAGTGGATGGATAGCTGATCAACAAGGACATCACCTACTGGATATGAGAGGATGGGGATTCATTCAATACCTAGGGGATGGAGCAGAGGAACTGCAGGACGGAATAGCTGACTGGGTAGTCGAAACATTAAACAAGGAATACGAGAAATCTTTATGAACATAAACAAAAGAGTATTGGACTACCACCATAAGACAGGCAGAGTACCAGACATCAACATAGTATTCTGCGGGGATAGAGTAGTAGTAAGTGCTAACAAAAAAACAGAGAATGGAGAGGAACACCCAACTGGACACATTACAATTTTCTACCACGCTCCATTTGTTTTTTATAGGATAGGGAAAGCAATAAAGAAGTGTTTCAAAGATAGCTATAAACAAAATGAAAAAAACGATTAATAAAATTATTTGCGCAATCATAGGACATCACTGGCTATACATAGACGGAATGTACCAAGGGGAATTCGATGGTAAGTGGTGTGCTAGGTGCGATAAGGAGGTCGGGAAAAGAATATGAGGAAGCAAACAGAAAAAATCAGAGAACACTACTGCGATACCTGCCGGGGAATAAGGGAGCATTACTGGATAGTAGAGAAAAGAGAACTGGCATGCGTCAATCATAAAGCACACGAAAAAATGAAGTGGTGTAGAATCTGCGGAAAGAGAATAGACACTGGGGAATGTCAGAGAGAGGGAAACCATACACCAGAGGAGTGCAAATACGAAAACGTGGTATAATAAAAATATGAATGAGCCAGAACTAAAAACTAAAGAGGGGGAACTCGGTCTTGCAAATCCTACAAATCCGACAGAAACTGAAACATTACAGGTAACGGATGAGCAAAAACAAGAGCAAGAGAGAACAACTGTAAACAAGAAACTATTTCTTGAATTCTTCCCGAGAAACAATTTATACATAACAAAGACCTGCGATAAAATAAATATAAGCCGAGATACATATTACGATTGGAGGGACACAGACCCAGAATTTAAGAAAGCCGTCGAGAGGGTGCAAAGAAATATGTTGGACGAAGCAGAGGACGTATTGGTAGGATTAGTATTAACACAGAAAGACCCGCCAAGCGTAAGATACTTCCTAGATAGAAACCATCCCAAATATACTCCACATTCAAAGACCGAGGTCGTGGTCGGAGATAGAACACTCGAGGACTTAATTGACGAGAAAGAAAAAAAAATAAATGACAAACCAGACGGAACAACCAAAGATACTACTGGACCAGAAATACCTAATCGAGAAGTTATTCAAGATACGAAACAAGAGGGGGCAGATAGTGCCGTTCATATTCAACCCGGCGCAGAATTACTATTGGAAAAAGAAAACGAGACGAAACCTAATAGTGAAAGCGAGACAAAAGGGAATATCGAAAGTGATCGACGCAGACCAGCTCCTAGACTGCATTCGGAAAGGAACTAACGCCGTAGTTATCTCACACGAAAAAGAAGCCACAAAGCGTCTTTTTTCTGCCGTTAGAGGGTACATAGACAACATGGAAGTGAAGCCTGCAGTATCAATCGACTCGGCAAATGAAATCAAATTCCCAAAGAGAGGAAGCTCGTACTATATCGGGACTGCCGGACAGAAAGCGTTCGGCCGTGGCGATACAGTGGACCGAGCGCACTTGTCTGAAGCAGACTTCTACGATGACCTAGAAAGAATACTAAACGGAATCGGGGAAGCGACAGAGTACGGCCAGATAGATATAGAGACGACACCAAACGGCAGACGTGAAGTGTATGACCTATGGCAGAAAGCAAAGGCGGGACTATCGTCGTTCACGCCTATTTTTATTCCATGGTTTATAGACCAAGATTATAGCGTCGACAATTTCACAGAAAAAGAAAGACAAGGACTCAGTGCAAGCGTAAGAGAAATGATAGACATGCCGGATGAGGAATTTATCAAGACACTAACCGAGGAGGAAAAAGCATTCAGAGTAAGAGCAGAGAAAGAATGGGAATGTGAGGGTGTGAAAATAACACTCGGTATGATAAAATGGAGACGATACAAAATATGGGACAAGGGTGCGATGTTTTTTCAAGAATACCCGGAGGACGATGTGAGTTGTTTCTTACAATCGGGCCGAACAGTATTCTCCCAAATCCTAACACTACCAAACAGACGCATACCACTCGACTCACTAGAGAAGTGGGGAACTGATAAAGACCGATACGAACTCAAACAAAGAATGTTATACGCCGGGATAGACTGTGCCGAGGGAACACTAACAGGGGACGCACACGTATTCTCAGTGATAGACATCGAAGTCGGAACAGGCAAGGCACACGTCATATTTGAAATGCACAGCAATGAGCCAATAGACATATTCGATACCAAGGTGGCCAAGGTAGTGAAAGATAGCGGGTGTAAATTTATGATAGGCGTAGAAAAGAACGGCCTAGGAATAGCCCACATCAACAAACTCCGAGCATTAAATATACAGGTCCATGAATGGGTAACGTCCGGGACCAATCGCCCAGTTATGATAAGCGACATCGAGGAAGCATACAGAAAGCAGGAACTCATAGAAACCTATCCAGAGGCAGAGAACGAGGCCAGAGACATGGAGTACGACTCAACCAACAAAGCAGATCACAAAAAAGGCAAGCATGATGATCGAGTATTTAGTCGAGCGATCGCATGGCAGATGAGAATGGTCCCAATCCCGGGAATAACTTTCATTTAGTTTTGCACAAGACTATTGCCAATTATAAATTAGTGCTATAATAAACGCATATGAATATAATAAAAAAATTATTTTCAACACTCAAAGAAAAAGCAGTGACCTCGGGTGGTTTCGAAATCCTCCAAAAATTAACAACGTCGGAATTTAATAAAACAAATTATCTCGAACAATATGGAAAAAGTTTGTACGTAACAGCGTGCATAAGTAAGATTGCAGAGAAAGTTGCAAGCACTGACTGGGAACTTTATCAAGTGTTAAATTCAAAAGGCGACACAAAAGAATTGGAGTACAACCCAATTCTCGATTTGTTATACAAGCCAAATCCTTTCCAAACAAAAACAGAATTCCTCGAGACAACAATCATAAACCTAAAATGCACAGGCGATGCATACTGGTACAAGGTAAGAAACAACGGCGGACGAGTCGTTGAACTTTGGTCTTTGCGTCCAGACTTAATGGAGATTGTTCCCGATCAAACAAATTTTATAAAAGAATATAAACTCAACAAAGTAGATGGACAAATTGTTCACATCGAACCAACTGAAATCATCCACTTCAAATATCCAAATCCACTAAATCAATTTTTTGGTTTGTCACCAATTCAATCCGCACAAAACAGAGTGCAGACAGAGGAGTATGCAAGTGACTATCAAAGAAACTTCTTCCTAAACAGCGCACGCCCAGACGCAGTGGTAAAAAATAAATCAGCGACACTCACACCAGATCAGAAAGAGGACATGCGTGAGGGATGGAGCAAGAGACACGGCGGAGTAAAGAACTCAAGCAAGCTCGCAATTCTAACCGGGGACCTAGAGTACCAACAGATAAGTCTAAGCCAGAGAGAGATGGACTTCATAGAGAGTATGAAATTCACACGTGACGATATCCTCGTCGCTTTCAAAGTACCTAAAGCAATCGTAGCAATTACAGACGACGTCAACCGTGCAAACGCAGAGACGAGTATGTACATATTCCTATCTGAAACAATCAAGCCAGAGGTAGCAAGAATTTGCGAAAAGATAAATGAGGAATTAATCATCCCGGATTTTGGAAAAGAATACTTCCTAGATTACGAGGACCCAACACCAGAGAACAGAGAACTAGAACTCAAGGAATACACCGAGGGTCTAGCAAGTAACTACCTATTAATAAACGAAGTACGTCAGCGTGAGGGCCTAGAGCCAATCAATGGCGGATGGAGTATTTATATGCCATTCACAGTAGCACCAGTGGGGGGACTTCCACAGAGCGGTAAAGCAATGGGTAAGACAGTGACGAAAGCAATCGATAGTGGAATCACTGAAATAAAAAAAGCAGAAAAGAAATATAACTTCAGAAAGAACTACTGGCTCAAGCAAGCATTTCTTATCAAAGAGGAAATTGCTGAGAATATAAAAAAGGCAATGGAGGGAAAAAAGAAAATAAAGAAAACCAAAGGAGCAAAAGTATCGCACTCATACCTAGTGGATCCAATTATGCGCAAAGCATACTACATAAAATCAAACCAAAAGATAGACGCAAACACCGGGAAACTTGCAAGCGAAATGAACGACTTCGCAAAGAAGCAAGAGTCAAGAGTGTTAGCAAAACTAGCAAAGCAAAAAAGTAAGATATCAGCAAAACAAAAGATTTCAATCTCAACAATTTTCAATGCAGAAAAAGAAACTGCAATGACGACAACATTCATACTTCCATTCTTAGAAAATTATTTGAAAGAAGCAGGAAAGGAAGCACTGATATCACTCGCACCTCAAGAGGACTTCACAGACTCAACAAAAATCGAAGCAATGCTAAAACAAAGAGCATCAGACTTCGGGGATAGTGTAACGAAAACAACACTCGAGAAATTAGATGCAACACTAGCCGAGGGATTAGATTCAGGCGAGGGAATAGTAGCATTGTCAGATAGAGTCAACGCTGTATATGACGAATTTAGTACATACCGCTCAGATAGAATTGCACGAACGGAAGCAACCTATGCAAACGCAAAAGGAAACCTAGAGGGATTCAAACAATCAGGAGTAGCAAACGCAAAGGAGTGGATCAACTCGGGTGACGACGTCGTTCGTGACGAACACCAAGATGGAATCGGAGTCGGTGGCGAGATTGTCGGTCTCGACGAGGACTTCAGCAATGGACTAGGGGAGCCAAGTGAGCCTAATTGTAGATGCGTATTAGGCCCGGCATTCTTAGAGTAGTGTTGCATTATTAAATTATGCTATAATAATTTTATGGAAAGAAAACTTCTAACATCAAAAACAATCCATCAAGACATTTACTTCAAAATCAAATCCGTCGATACCAAGAATTATATTATTGAGGGTGTTTTTTCTGCTGAAGTAGAGGACCGCCAAGGCGAGACTGTAATTCAAAGAGGGTGGATATTAGACAACTACATGAAAAATCCCGTCGTCCTCTGGGCGCATCACAGTAATGAACTACCAGTAGCAAAGATGCTAGAGATAGGAGTCAATGCAGGAACAAATCAACTCGAGGGAAAGATGCAATTCGCAGTGGAGGAATCAGACTTCGCAGGCGAGATTTATAACTTAATGGTAGGCGGATATTTATCAGCGTTCAGTGCCGGGTTTATAAATAACAAATACGAAATAGACCAACAGAATGAAAAAGTATATTTGGTAGAAAACGAATTGCTAGAAGTCTCAGTGGTCCCAGTACCGGCTAACCAATTGGCCCTAGCAAAAAGTAAAGGGTTAGATTTATCAGAATACGAATCAGAAATAAAAGAAAGTAAAGAGGCGAGCGAGAAAGATGCGGTAGAAATGCTCACCAAATCAAATAAAGAAACCATACTCAAGGCCATAGCCACACTGAAAAGTGTACTAGGCAGTGAGGAAACTGATAAGGCGAAAGCCGAAGTGGGTTCAAAGGTCGAACACGCCACAAAAACTGTGGTCGGAAAAAACATAATTTCAATACGGACTTTGAACAAGGCCATAAGGGAATTAGCGAAAGCAAAAAATCAACTCAAATAATTACCAGAGAATCAACTGACCGGATTCATTTATTATAAAAGGTCAGGAATTAAATTATGGATAAAGAAGCAATTCTCGCAAAACCAGAAGCTGAAAGAACAGCAGAGGAAGTAGCATTCCTAGAGGCGGAAGCCAACGAGGAAAAGGGTATGGACATCGAAGCCGTCAAAGCATTGGTAACCAAATCCGCAGAGGAAGCAATGGTAAAAGCTGTTGATCGTATCTCAAGTGAATTAGTAGAAAAGTTTGTAGCCGGAGCAAAGGATGCACGTAAAAATGCAATCGAAACTGGCGCAAAGAAAGTAGAAAACCAAGACAATACTCGTGCATTTTTCAAGGCATTACTAGCAGGGGATAAAGGCAAAGCGAAAGCATTGACTACATCCGACAGTGGTAGTGAACCAGATGACGCACAGGCAGGACTTTTGATTCCTACAGAACTTCGTAACGAAGTGCTTCGTATTGCGGAAACACAATACGGTCTAGCACGTAGAGACATGTTCTATTTGCCATTCAGTGGTCCCGGTAACTCACGTACAATTCCAACTCTTGGTACATCCGTATCAGTAGTCTGGACTGGCGAGGGAGCAAAGAAAGGAGTAACACAACCTAAATTCTCACTCGTACAACAGACATTGAAAAAGTTAACTGCAATCGTTCCAATGACAGAGGAAATCCTAGAGGATTCCATGATCAATTTGAACACATTACTAGGCCAATTGTTTGCTGAAGCAATTGCAAAGGAGGAAGATATTCAATTCTTTGCAGGAACAGGCGCACCTTGGACTGGTATCCTAAACAACGGAACAGTTAATCACGTAGACCAAGCATCCGGTGACGCTTATCAATTAACAGCTGACGATTTGTTAGACATGATTGATGCAACACCAACTGGTGCTTTGAACGGAGCAAAATTCTATATGAACAGACAAGTATTATCAATCGTAAGAAAGATAAAGACTATCGATGGAGCATATGTATTCGCTCAACCAACAGGAACACTTCCCGGCTCAATTTGGAACTACCCATACGAAACATCAGACGCATTCCCAACTCCTGCTGAAACAGGAACTGGCGACGCTTACATTTTGTTCGGTAACCTAAAGCAAGGTGCAATCTTTGGCGATAAGCAACAGATTCGTATCAAGCTATTAGACCAAGCAACAATCTCAGACGTCGACGATTCAAGTATCAATCTTGCAGAACAAGACATGGTTGCATTGAGAATCGTAGAACGTGTTGGATACGTAGTAGCACTTCCACAAGCACTCACAATCCTAAAGGCAAGCGCTCACAATTCCTAGTTAATTGGGGACCTTGTAGGGGGGAGAGAAATACTCCCTCCACTCAAGGTCCTCGAATTAAAGAGAGACGTCGAACTCTCAAACAAATAGCCAAATAAAAAAATGAAAAAGAAAATAATTAGTTATATAAAAGCAAACAAAACAAATCTCACTATGGTGGGATTATTTGCGTTGATTGCAGTTATTTTGCCCGGTCATTTTGCTTCCGCATTTGCATTCTTGCCATTACTTGGGGGAACTGTAGCGACAGTAGAAATCGACGAAGCAAATACTGCAGGGGAAACTTTGACCCACAACATAACAAACTCAAACATGGGGTCAACTGACGCCGTGAACTTGGATCCAGTAGCCTACCCAATAACACCGGGAACAAACAGCTACATAAAATACCAGAAAATTCACGTCACAAGTCTAGGGACTTCTTCAAAGATTGATAACCTAAAAATTTGGAGGACAGGAGCGCTAGGAACTGGTGGAACACACGGACACGTAACTAATGCTAGATTGACAGCATACGCAGGCGCAAAGGCCTTCGCAACGCCTGTAGCAACAGCAGTGGCCACAGTGGACCAAGTTATGCCATCAAGTGTACCCGCAACCGCCAATCTAGGAATAGCCGGCTCATTAACTGGATCCTTAACAGGAGCAGGATCATCCGACTACCTATGTCACCAGATTACAACAGACGCATCAGCAACCGCAGGCTCAACGTCGACAATGAACTACCAGTACGACGAGACCGCATAAATTATGATTAATATATGCGGTAAGTGCGCCAAAGAATTCAAAACCGAGGCCGAGTATTGCGATCATGCATGCAAAAGCACGGGATTCACACCCAAGGATGCGGACAACCTAGGGCCAGAATTCAAAAAGGTAGCAGAAAACGCACTCGAAAGAGGTAAGATAAGGAAAGAAAAAGGCAAGAAAACAAAATAATTCCAATACAATGGATCGAACGTAGGCAATACAATGCCAAAAATGCCTACGTAACAGTGGGCATTTTTTATTAAAGTAATCAACTATTAGGAAATTCCTAATAACTCAAAACACTATGAAATACATATTCAAAAAAGAAAACGAGGAAATAGAAGCAACACCCGAGAGATGGTGTTGGGGAGTCGTTTATAAAGACCAGACAACACTGCATCAATTTCAAGACGACGGAACATTCCACCAATTCGGGGAAATAAAACAGGACGAAGTAGAAATGTTCGTGATGCACAAATTTGATAATAGAGACGAACGTATAGATATCGTCACAGAGGGAAAACAGATATTCCATTTTTATAGAAACATCGTACTCGACATGCTGACCCCGGACGAAAGGAAAGTAAGGGTCTACGTGTTCGGATGGAAAGACAAAGAGACAGGACAAGCGACATACAATTATATCCTACCCGACAACAGACTCGTGGTAGCCGACCACGACATCGATATTAGTAAGTTTAATATATAATTAATTTATGGCAGACAAAAAAATCTCAGCACTAACAACAAAAACTCCACCTGTTGATAACGACTCTGTTCCAATTTATGATAGTGTCGCAGGAGCAACAAAGCAGACATTGTGGTCTGCTATAAAATCAACACTTAAAACATACTTTGATACTTTGTATCAAGCTATTCTTGTTTCCGGTACTAATATAAAAACAATCGGAGGAGCATCAATTCTAGGATCTGGAAATATTGCAGTAGGAGGAACAGGATTCTGTGATACACAAGTATATTCAGGAGCAGGCTCAACATCATACGCAGACTTAGATCTAAGTAGTGTAGTAGGAGCAACCACAAGAATTGTCATGTTATCAGTTAGAAGTAACACTTATGGATCCATTTTTTTCAAAACTCCGGCAGACAGTTATGCTAACCCCCCACAAAGTGGAGTAGGATATATATCTTGTGGTAATAGTGGAGACAATTTCCAATATGTTTTAGTAAAAACTTCTCCGGCAGGAGTTATTCAATGGTTAAGAGCATCTCCGGCTTCAACAACTACATTAAAGGTAGTTGCATTTTGGTAATAAATATATTATATGGCTCAAGTATTTTACAAACTTCTTAATGAGGACGGAACATACCTACTCCAAGAGGATGGGAGTTTTATTCTGCTTGAAAATTATTCTTACAATAGTCAAACAAAGAGCTTAAAATATACAATCAAAATAACACCAAGTGCTTCTACTAAAGCATTAAAGTATTGTGTCGAAACAACACCTACAGCTAAAACTAAATCACTTCAATACGGAATTGAAACAACCCCAAGTGCTAAGACTAAAGCAATAAAATATACTGTCACAATTCCCCAGACGGCTAAGACAAATTCACTTCAATATGGAATTAAATCCCCTGTCGCAAAGACCAAGGCGATTATTTATGATATAAAAATTACACCATCACCAAAGACCAAGGGATTAAAATACACAGTAAGTATTCCACAAACAGCAAAAACAAAAAGCGAGCAATACGCAATCCGAATTCCACAAACTGCAAAGACTAAGAGCATGCAGTATTTAGTGAAAGCAATACCAAGTGCGAAAATAAAGAGCGCACAGTATGCAATTATAACCACTCCCGGAGCAAGCACAAAAACGATAAGATATGCTATAAAATTCAAGACAGAGGATATCACAAAAGGACTCGTGTACGAGGTCAAAACAATTCCCGGAGCAATAACAAAAGACCTCGAGTATGTGATAAGAATGACGACTCCAATCACCAAGGATCTAACCTATGCAATAAAAGCAGGAATACAAAAAACTGAAACATTAAAATATACAATCAAGACTACCCCGGGAGCAAAAACAAAATCCCTCGGTTACTTAATTTTAATGCAGACTGTAGACCTAACGAAAGGACTAGCATACCAAATAAAAACAACACCTAATTCAAAAACAAAATCCCTCGAGTATTTAATTAGAAATACCAGAACAGCAATCATACAAGGACTCTCTTATTTCACAGTGATTCCAGACCATAAAGAAAAGAGCCTCGAATATAAAATAACAACAAAAGGATCCGTACAGAAAGGGATGGACTACGTGATAACCCTAAGCCCAAAGATACAGAAAAACATAAACTACGCAATAGTGAAGCCAAACTATGCAAACAAGAGCCTAACCTACGCAATCCGAATAGCCCAAACACCAAAGACCAAGGCAAGTAGATACGCTGTAGTCAACACAAAACAAGCCACCAAGGGCCTCAATTACATAATTGAAGCAACTTATAGCCAAGAGAAAGGACTCACGTACAGCGTGCGCACAGAGACGCAGGAGGCCAAAGAGATGGGTTATCAGATAATAACAAGCCCAAAACAGACGAAAAGTCTAAGATACACGATAGATATCGAGCAAGGAGCAATCACAAAGGACCTAACATACCATATCGTAACGAAAGAGACCCAAACAAAAGACCTAGTGTACGAGATATTGACACCCGGAGCAATAACAAAATTACTGAAATACGAAATCAGAATACCGGAACAAATACAGAAAACACTCGCATACGAAATCAAGACGAGCGGAGCAATAACCAAGGGAATGGGGTATGAGGTCGATAAGACAACAGCGATCACTAAGGGATTAAAATACACGATACCAACACAGATAAAAATCACGAAAGGAATGGAGTATGTGATTCGAGTCTACCCTTACAGCGAGGAGCAATCACCATACAGTAAAACAGTAGATATTTATCAACCAAAGGTCGGAATTTATGGAAAGGAAACTACTCCCTACACACCAGAGGGACAGGTTTATACACCATACAAAAATATTAATTGATTTATTAATTTAATGTTATAATAATTATATGGCAAAAAAAGGATACGCAACTAAAACAGACATAGAGAATTACATTCTCACAACCATAGATTCAACATTCGACAACCAAGTCGACAAGTGGATTGAGTCAATGGAAAATTACGTCGACCAAATGACCGGGCGTAACTTCATAGCAGACGCAGAGGATCACGAAACAGATAAATACTTCGACGGCGACAACAGTTCAAAACTTTTAATCGACGACTGTATATCAGTAAAAGAAATTGAAAGTGGCGAGGGAAATATCCTAGTACCAGATACGACAATTATGAAAGCAGACGGCGACTTTGTAACCTACCCGGCCAACCGACTACCAATCACACGAATACAATTGAGAGGGTCATACTTCCCTGCTTGGCCACACCAAGGAGTAAGAATAAAAGCTCGATGGGGATACAGCGCAGAAGTACCGGCAGACATCACCCAAGTGGTAGTCGTGCTAGTGTCCGGAATAATTAACTACGGAAACAATGCAGAGGGGGAAGTAAAAAGTATGAGCATTGGATCCTACTCAGTAACATACAAAGACGAAAAGCAATGGCAAGATTTTGAAAGAGTGGCCGAGATATTAGCTAACTACAAAAAGTTTATTATATGAATGCAATAGAAATAAATTATAACAAGTCAGTGACAATCGAACGCTTCAATGAGAACGAATCGGGCGACGGCGAATCATACGGACCACACCTAAGTGCGGTCCCTTGCTGTATACAACCCCTAGACGAATCATACACAGAGGACCTATCTGGAAGTTTTGGTAAAGACTCATTTATGTTCTGCGCAGTGCAAGACATCGTAGAGGGCGATAGAGTGATTGACGGAGACGACGAGTATAGAATATACGGAGTCAAGAGCCATTCATTCCTAGGACGAGCCAGACATATGGAACTAAGAATAAGAAAATTCAAATAATTATGGAAATAAAAATGACAATCGAGGGCCTAGATGGATTCATTCAAGGACTAGAACAAGCCCCAGAATTTACAGTGAACGAATTGAATGGAGCAGTATCAAGGTCCGTCGGATTGTTACAAAACCAAACCATAAAAGAAGCACCGGTAAACAAGGGCCAAGGAGGAGGATCGAAAGGATTCGGAGGAAGTCTAAGACAATCCGTTCACTCAAGAATGACAAGTAAGATAGCCGGGGAAGTAAGTGCTGACGCAAAGTATGCAATGTGGGTAGAGACAGGAACTAGACCACACGAAATCAGACCAGTAACAAAGAAAGGACTTGCGAACGTCAGAACAGGACAATACTTCGGAAAATTAGTACACCATCCCGGGACAAAAGCAAATCCATTTATGCAAAGGGCGGTCGATATTATAACGCCAAGAGCCAATCAACTATTCCTCGATGCCTTAAATAATGTACTCGAGAAAGTAGCGTCAATGGCAAAATAAAATGACTACACTAAAAACAATTAGAGATTTAATTAAAACAAAAGTCGAGGGACTAGAGAGTAATGACATTAAGATATTTCAAAATGTATTCGACTATGCCGTTGGCGATTTTACAAAATACCCATCGGCGGTAATACTTCCAATAGGTGCAGAGGGCGACATTCTAACTACTGGCCAGAATAAGAGACTATTCAGATTCGAAGTTTCAATGTACCAAGAACAGACTCCTGCAGGAAAGACAGCGCAGGAAGTGAACACTTTAATGACGACAGCAATAGACGAATTCATAAAAGCGTTTGACCAAGACAAAAACCTAAATTTTCAAGTAGACTATGTCAACGTAGTAAAAATGGCATTCACATTCAGGGCGCAGACAGGTCCGTTCGTGTTCGCTAAATTTCAAGTCGAAGCACAGGTGCTTGTGCAAAATTATTAATAATTATGCTATAATAAATTTATGAAATTCAAGAACATCTCAACTCAAAAATTAAACGTGATAGGAATTGGTGTCGTGGAAGCGGGCCAAGAGGTCGAGGCGCCAATAGGATTCAACAATGCGAATTTTACTCCTATCAAAAAAGAACCGAAAGAAAAAAAAGAAACTGATACAGAGAAAGAAATAAAAACAAAAGTCGAAACCAAATAAATTATTAGAATTATTTAATTAAAAAATTATTATGAATTACTTAGGAAATGAATCATACCTAGCAATCAAACCAGAGGCAACACCGGGAACACCAGTGAAACCAACAATCATGATTCCTCTCGTAGCAGAGGACATAAAAACAGTGGTCAATTACAAAGCAGACGATCGTATGAAAGGAATCGCTTGGAAGTCTGACGACTTAATAAGAGGAAACCGATCACATGAGGGAAGTATCACAGTGCTTGGCGACCCAGATACACTTGGCCACATCCTAAATATGGGAATGATTAAAGGCTCATCAACTGGAAGTGTAGACGGATACACACATCCTCTCACTGTAGGCGACGGAAAAAGTTATACATTCGAAATTAAAAAGGGAAGTTATGCTCAGAGATTCTTCGGAGTTAAGAGTGACGAAACTTCTATCGAATTCAAAGACGGCCACATGGAAATAAAAATGACAGTAAAAGCAACCGGACAATTCTCAATTGCAACTGTCGGAATTGCACTCACAGGCGCAGGAATGGTATCCCTTGTACTCGACGATACATACGACATCGCTCCTAACAGAGGACTCGTAATAGGCGACGTGCTAACTGTCGGAGGTGTAGACGTAACACTCACAGGAGTAGACGTAGACGGAATCACAGTAACATTCGCATCAACTGCAATCACAGCAAGCATTGGGGATAAGGTAGAACTAAAGCCTCAAACTGTTTCACTTGGAGCATTCTCAGACCCATTCTACTTCGGAAATATTATAGTAGGATTCGGTACAGATATTGCTGACGCAATAGCAAACACCGCTGATAGAGCAGATGCAAAATTGGCCCACGAAATGAAAATCATTCTCAAGAATAACCTCTTGGCCCAGAATGGAACTAATAGAATGGATCCATACGAAATACTACCAAGGACAAAAGAAGCTCAACTCGAAATCAAGCAATTATTCAAAGGAGCAGAACAGCGTCAAGCATGGCTCGATAGAAAGTTTCAAGCAGTTAGTATTGTCGGACTAGGAAAGTTTATAAAGGCAGACTTTAGTACCCAAGAAAAAGTCACATTCAACTTCCCTGCAGTAAAACTCACAGACAACGAAAATGCAATCGCAGTAGGCGAATACATAATCGACGACCAGAAGTTTGAAGTGCTATACGACGCAGTAACAGCTGAAGCAATGGACATTGAACTCATTAACAAAACAGCAGGTACAGTTTATTAATAACTAATATAAAATCACCATGGAAAATACAAGACCAACAAAAGAAATCACAACCACAGGCGGACACAAAGTCGTTTATAAGACTTATTTGACCGGGCGTGAAGCAAACGAAATCCAAAAGGTTATGCTTAAAAACGTAACAATGGAACTCAAAGGAAAAGAGCCAAGCGTCTCGGGATTCAATGGAGCAAGTATCGCTGAACTAAGCGACAAGACTATTGAATTAATGGTAGTGTCCGTCGATGGAAGTGCAACAAACGTACTCGATGCACTCCTAGACTTACCAAATAAAGACTACCTAGAAGCAAAAGAAATGATTGATAAAGAAATTGCTGAAAAAAAAAATTAGTAAGTGAACTAGCAATAGAATACGCCAAAGGTTATGCCAAGAATGAAATGCTGACTGTGCTTATTTGCGAGAAGTTCGGGATAACATACGACGAATTTCAAACCCAACCTCAATACTTCAATGAACTAATTATTCAAAAGATAAAGGTCGACGAGCAAAGAGAAGCTAATCAGAACAAAAAGTAATATGGCAGATGCAAACCTAAAAGCAATTATATCGGCAGAGGATCAAACAGGAGGAGCAATCGATAGTGCAAAGAAAAACATCGATAGCTTCCAAACTAAACTAAAAGACCTCGAGCCAACATTTAAGAAAATGGCAGTAGCCGGGACGGTAGCGTTCGGGGCTATTTCTGCAATTGTGATAAAGGGAATAAGCGACTACGCAGAAGCATCAAGGGAAATGAAAATCGCAAACCTAAGTCTCGAAAATTCTGTGAAAGCACTATCGACAGACGCCCTTGCCTTATTA